GGAGCCGGGAGAAACTTCTGAAACGTTGCGGAGAAAAATCTTAGAGCAGAGCTGTGAGGCTACAAAACCATGCGCCTTCAGTCCGTGTGTTTTTAGAATTTCCAATGCCTGCAAACGCTGTGCATCGGAATTGCTGCGGCCTTGCAGATCGAGTGTGAGGTCGATCTCGCCCTCGCCAGAGCCGGGCTTAACGACCACATTGGAAAAGGCCTTCTTCAAATCCTCAACCGCCGCATGGAGTTTTTCTTTGAGCATTTTAAAACCCTCCCAGGCTGTCGCGGGTGACGCGGGGTGTGCGCGGGCCAACGATGGTGGCTCCGCCTGCTTTGCTTTCGGTTCCGGAGATTGGATCGGCGATCGAGAAACGTCCGGCAGCGACATCGCGGAAAAGGGTGTCGGCTTTATCGGCAGCGGCTTTACGTGCGCCGTTCGGGTCGATCAAGGTGCCGCCTGCGCGGGTCATGATCTGAATAATGATGAGGGCCACGGCGGAATCGATCAGGCGCGGCGGGATGGTGGTTAGATCGGCGGAAAGCGTATTGCTGGCATTGGCGGCGATATAGCCGCGCACCTTAGCAGTGATGGCATCGATGGAGGGCTGCACTGGATCGGCCTGACTGTCAGCCAGCACGACGCCGCGCAGGGCTTCCAGTTCGGTTCCGCTGATCTGAGTCAGCAGGTCGGCTGCGGTTATGGCTCTCCAGATTTCCATGATTCAGGTTCCAGGTGTCGGGTGTCGGGTAGCGGGTGATCCGGGCGGCGCGAACGCCGCCCGGTATAGGTTATTTTTCTTCGATGATGGGTGAGGCAGTGAAGGTGTTGGTGTCAGACGATCTGATCAGCAGCTTATCGCCGGTGAAGTTCCACCACGAATTGCTAATGATCAGCACGTTCGCCGTTGCGGTCGGAACAATACTTCCGAGCAAGTTGGTAACTGAGCCGTTCACTGCATAAACATGATTGGTGGTCGGGATCGCGTTAGTTCCACCAGTCGTAAGAGCCGACGGGATGATCACGGCGGTCACCTTGAACATGTTGAAGGCGGGGTTCTGAAGCCCTGCGCTATAAGTGAGCGTTCCGGATCCGGCCGTCATGGTGACGGATTGGCGGCTGGGAGCTTCGGCGAAGGCGGTGAGCGCCACGACAAAGGCTAAGAGCAGCATGAGGGTTGAGAGCATTTTTTTCATTTTTACTTTCTCCGTTTTCTTTTCAGGAAATCCCGGCTCCCCTAAACGGGAGCCGGGTATGAACCATAGCAGCTAGACTGCTTAGCTGATGGTGAGCTGGCGAACGCCGGTGGAGTCGGTCAGGGCGACGGTCGAGTAGTGCTCGACAATCACTTCAACCGTCTTGGCTTTGGATTCGTCCACGTAAACGCGGATCATCTGGCCGCCTTCGCAAGGAGTCCAGAAGCGCTTAACGTTCGAGGCGTCTTCTTTGCTGACGACGTCGTCGGCGAAGATGGCGAACACGTAGCTGCTCATCAGACCGGTCTTCGTGCCCTTTTCAGAGCCTTTGTAGACGGTCTTCGAGACATGGACTTTATCCACGCCCAGTTTGCCAGCCAACTGGTCCGGGGTGTAACCCGCGAGGATCAGCGCACCTTGTGCCGCCGATGCTTCGTAGGCCGCTGCCCGCTTCGCCCAGGCGGTTACGCCAAAGATCAGCCGGTTCGGCATGATGCCGCGAGCGGTCAGAGCTGCGAGCAGTTCCGTGCGGACATCGCCGTCCGGGTTCGCGGAGCTGTTCCAGGTCTTGCCGGTGTTGGCGTTGGCCGCGACCATCACGGCGATCGCGCGGCGCAGGTCATTGCGCAGCAGGATAGCCGTCAGCCACTTGGCGGTCTGCTCGATGGAGCCTTCGACCATTTCGTCGCGGTCGAGCGTGTAGCTCAAACCACGGTTGGCGGTCTTGGAGTTCACCGACGTTCCGCTGGAGTCAACCCGGCGGAACTCCGCACCGATGGCGCGTTCGTCTTCGAGGTCTGCCAGGAAGCTCAGCCCTTCGGCGGCTTTCTTGTACTCGAACCGGCGCGACGTGCGGACCGGAGGAGCCAGCAGATCCAGCTCAGCCTGCAGCGCGGCGAGGTCAGTGCCCAGCACGCCGAGGATGAAGTTGGAAACGCCTTCGCTGTAGTTGGCTGCTTCCAGACGGTTTTCGTTGGCCAGCGCGAGGACGCCAGCTGATCCTGCGGCGGAGGCCGGGAGGATCGGAGAATCAAAATGCAGGATTTTAGACATGATTTTTTTCCTTTGTTCGGGTTTTGTGATTAGTTGCCGGTCAAGCCTTAGTTACCGGACACGACGACGCTGAACGGAATGCAGGGGTCAACCTGAATTTCGTCGAGATCGGCTGCTGCTGCTGTGACGGCTTTGCCGACGCAGAAGTAGGTGCCGTTAGTGGTCGAGGCCAGAGCCGAGACCTTGCCGTTTGCCGCAGCGAATACGCGGACGCCTGCGGTGATGGCGGCCGAAGCTACCATTGTGACGGTTTCCTTGGCACATCCGAGCAGCAGCACGGAAGCGCTGTCGCCGAGGGCCGGTGTGTCCGGGCATACGCCGATCGGATCGTCTGAAACGCCATTAATGGCGATGTGAGCGGCATCAGTGCCGAGCTTTACAAGCAGATGCTTAATAGACTGCGCAGCATCTGCGATTCTGGTCATGGATCCCTGAAACATGATTTCTCCTTTGGTTATGGGGTCCGGTACTTACTGCGCGTCCGCCTGTTTCACCTGAAACAAGTGCGCAAATCGTGGGTCTTTTTTGGCGCGGGCATAGGCCCGTTCGAACGCCGTGGCGCTCGTGTCGTCCTTGCACATTTCGTTCGCCAGCGTGATCACGTCGGTGTGCGTGGCGCCGCCGTTGTCGCCGGGCTTCGCGCCTTTGGTGAGGCGCGTGGTCTTCATCACCGGGTCAATGCTGCCGAGCTCGTTGGCCAGCGCAGTGAAATCTTCCGAACCCTGGAAGCGGTCTTCCCATTTGGCGCGGGTTGCCGGGGTAATGCGGCCGTCTTGCAGCGCGACGCTCAGCAACAGCGCTGAATGGCTCTTGCGGAGGCTTTTCACGGATTCGTTGGCGACGATCAACTCTTCCTGCACCTGCGTCAGGGTGGCTTTCACGCCGGGCAGTTCATTGGCGGCTTCGGCGATAGCCGGATCCGGAATGACTTCTTTTTTGTCGGCCAGCATTTTTTCCAGCGCGACAATAAGCAGTTCTTCGGTG